AGGGTCTTTACTGAAGTCCTCTGGTAACATTGTTTTACCGCAAATACGGCATACAATATATTCCCCCGGAGCAGGAGGAGTAGGTAGCATATAGTTTCTACCTTTCTCCTTTTCCGCTTGGAGAGAATAGTCTTGGACTTGTTTTACATATTCAGCTAATTCTTCATTACTTGGAATCGCCATTATTATCACCTACTATTCTTTTACTAAGTTCCTTTATAGAATCCATTATAGCATCTGAAACGTAAATAATAAAGTTCTTTCTCTTAATCATTTTATCTCTGTCTGCATAAGTATGGCTACAAATTGGAATTTGGCATGTTTGACAGGATACATATAAATGACTTGCCTTATTTACACACTTGCTACAGATTGGACAAGGATTATATCTTGGGCAGGTTTTTGTTTTAGGTTCTCTTTCTTCGAATATATCTTTATTGTTTCTCATAAGCTTGTCGTTTTTATCAAGTTCTCTTCTAAGTTTTTGTTCATCGAACTTTGGCATTCCTGTAAGCGGGTCTATCTGTGTATCAGATTTTGCCATGTCATAAAGACCCTTTAAATAATTATTCATCATTGTCGGTGTCCTCCTCACAAACATATTTATATACGAATTTTCTAGCTTCTATTTCTAAATCTTCTAAAGTACCACTATTATTAATGATGTAGTCATAATCATAATTATCAACATTAGCATCTGATATATTTGTTTTGATTGCTTGAGTGCTATCTCTTTTTACAAGAATTGTTTCAGCATTAAATTCTTGAACGGCTCTTTTGATTTCTTCTGGTTCTCTAATATGCAGGAACAAACACGAAGCACCACTAATGGTAAGGAAGTTTGAAACTGTATGCTTTAAACAGTTAAATGACATGTCATTGTATTCTGTGGTAAGAGCTTTTAAATCAGATAAAAGCTTTCTATCTTTATCTGTTTTGGATACTCCATCCCAACCTATTTGCTTTGCTATTAATTTTACCTTATCGACTGAAGAATAATTTATTGTAGGTACAACCTTTGATACCATTTCTACAAATGTATCTTTTCCTACACCGCCACTGCCATTAATAATAAAGACTTTTTTCATAATACCCTCCTATATAACCCAGTTTGTTTTAGTTGTGCTGAGTCCCTTGTCATTAAATTTAAGTAAAGCTTTTTTAACTTTTGCGTTAGTGTCTACTTCTAATTTTTTATTAGAACATTTATCCAAGAAGTCTGCCATAGCCCAGCTGAAACCAACTGTTGCATTTTGTGTAGAGTTGAATATGTAAACAGAATAACATTGATTCATTATTTCTGTTTTGATGTAATACTCGTCTACATTTTTTACTGAATCTGCAATAATTTCTTTTACAAAGGTCTGCATTGTTTGGTCTATCATGGCAAGTCCTGTAAATAATGCTTTGTATTGAGTATTCTGCTTTGCCATTTCCATTAGGTCATTTAAGCACATACCTTGTTTAATTTCCATTTTTGTTCCTACCTTTCATGGTTAATGCTTTCTCTACTGGCATTTTTTTAAGACGTTTGCTCAGTGCTTGCTTTGTAATTCCTATATCATCAGCCCATTTTGTTATAGATTTAGATTCGCCATTGAATTCTAAGTTATGGACTTTTGATGTAGGCGTTGTAGTATTTCCATTTTTTATCATTTGCTCTCTGTTTATAGCTATTTGTTCTTTAGCTTTTTCTCTTCTAAGACAGCCACAAGACTGTACACTTCCATTAAGTAAAGACATTTCTGGAACTAAAACGATAGAATGTTTTCTACAGTTGCACAAACATCTATGCCATCTTCCTATATCTTTTGCATATGATTTATCTATTGGGGGCTCTACATTTGGTTCGATTACCATTAATCTATTAAATGTGTCTCCTCTATTTATCATTGTTACCACCTCTAACTATATAACTGATTTGTGAAGTTCTTCTGAGTTGCATCGTCACATTCTTGCATGAGAGCCATTTCTGGATAAAATTCAAAGAATACTCTACCTTTGAATGTGTTGAATTTATTTTTAGCAAAGTGTACTTCAAATATCGGTTGTTTGAAAGGATTGTTGTTTCTATTAAAGTATACGCTGGCATTTTCACCTTTATAGTGAACTTCGTTATATACTAACAGAATTGCTTTTGCTTCATACTTAATCTTAACAGATTCTCTGATGTCATCAAGCATTGGTCTACGAATTCCGTTAATCTTTTTAAGTTCGCCAGTACATATCATAATTATGTCATGCTTAATAGCTACGTCAGAACACCACTGAGCCATAAAGTCATACTTTTCTTTGTCGGTCATGTTAGGTTTTGTTTGCGTGTTTAAGTCATGGAAATTATCAATACATACTACTAACTGTTTATTGATATTGTTTGACTTAAAATATATAAGCATTCTTTCGATTTCTTCTTCAATATCTTCGATAAAGGTACTGAATGTTGCATCATATGCTCTGTAATTACTTGTATTGTTACGGATTTTAATTAATGCGTTTTTACGTCTTATTAACATCAATGGATATTGTGTATAATTAAGTGGGGTCTTAATAGCATTAATAATAACTTTTCCAGAACAAGCAGCTACTCTTGAAAGCTTATCTGCCATAGCATCATCAAGAGAAAAGTCCATAACGTATGCGTCTTGATTATTAATTGATGTTTGCCAAGCTATTTGAGATAAGAGTGCTGTTTTGCCTAAGTTACTGTCGCCTGCTATGATAATAAAGCCCGGATGTAATCCACCGTCAAAAGCTTTATCTATCAAAGGGAAACCAGTGGAAAGACCTTTATTTTTTTGACTCCATGCTTTTGTTTCAAAGTCATCAATAGTCTGCCACATTGCCAACTCATAATCTTCGGTTGGTTTATTAGGATATGTAAATTTAACTGGAATAGGTCCATTACCAGTATCTATAGTACTTGTTTCTTCATATCCAATTTCTTGAGTTGGTATTGCAGGTCCATAAAAATTAGGATTAATAACTGTTATATCCCCGCCAGTTTCTTTATCTTGTATTACAATTCTTTGTTCGTCCATTACTCCACCTTGTTACCCTTCAATATATTTATATTAACATTGTGTAAAGGTATTAGCATATGAAAACCATAAAAGCCAGTCTTTACATTTCTTTCTCGTAATGCAGGAGATAATATCAAATCATCGTCTTGGTATCTATTAAGAGTTAACGTTGTAGCTAATCCACATATATTTACGGTTTGTTTGTCTGGATTATAAATACAAATGATTTGAGCATATTTATTATTTTTTGGGATTATAGGAAACTTTCCTCGTTCAACGGTTTTTATTCCTACTGTATATCCCGGAATGTCTGGAGTGTCATATTTATTTGAATTACCAACAGACCAATCTATAATTGAAATATCAAATAATTTTTCTACGGCTCGTTCTCCCATAAGCCCTGTAAAAAATCTTTTTATTTCATTATGGCAATCTCTTATATGATGCTTCTCGTGTGCTTTATTGATTGCTATTTGTTTGGCTAAGTTAAGTATCTTATTAATTTCTTCTTGACTGAAATGTATTTCCACTGAGTTTTTTATATACGGGGATATTTTTGTTTGATAATTCATCAACGCTTGGTTTTGTTTCATTTCGCTTTTCCTCTTTTTTGATATATACTTTACAAGTATTATTACATACCGATAAAGATTGTAAGGTAGCACAACCAAATTGCTTTTGTGAATTAAAGATACTTTTTACTGTTTTGATTAGTTCGTTTTGTCCAGTAGGTTTTACATTATTGTCATTCCATTCGGTTATTATCTCAATGGTTTCGTCTAATGTTTTACCATAAGATTTATAAAAACCTGCTAAACAAGCAATGGTAATATTACGTTCTCCCTCTTGTGCTCCATTCTCAAGTATGTTCTGAATACAAGGTGGAATGAAGTTAAAACTCTTTTTAAATCTATTACCTCTGCTTTTATCTTCTTGTTCTTTATGTCTTAAATATTCTGCTATTATTTTTTGATATGCTCTATTTGCATTAGGCAACTCAGTATACAAAGGATATTCCATTTGTCTTTGCGTTGTAGCCATGGCTCTTATCTGGTCTATGCTTAATGTTCGTAATTCTTCAAATGTAATTGGAATTTTGTACAAACCAGATTTACCATGTCTTGTATTAGGAATCCTAAATAATCTTTTGTTATCGTATATCTGAGTATCCAATGTCTTGTTGGGAGTAAAACCTTTTGCTAAATTGGCGATATATTTGTATATGCAGTTTAATTCAGCACTAGGAGTTACTCCCATTATTTCAGCAGGTAATATAAAATGTATTCCTTTGTTACCGCTGAAATATATTTTTATCCATTCTTTTTTGATTAAGAAGATAACTTCTATCATGTTTGCTACTACGATAGCGTCTTTTCTTACATTTTCGAAGTTGTTTACATCGTCAAAATCAAAATACATATCTCCATACATTAAGGAGTTATCAATATCTTGTGTGTTATACCTGAAAGCACTACAGAAAGTACTACAGAAATTCCTCGCATTAACAAATTCATTAAGGCTTCCGAAAGGTATATAACGATTCCTTGTAAACATACGCTGATTATTTTGCTCATATTCAAATCCTACTTCCACAATATTCATATTAGATAAAGCATTGTCTTTTTCTTGTTTCAATTTTATCACCACCATTAGCGATACAGTTATTAGTTATGTTATCTAAATAGCTTTTCGCAATCATGTAATAATTATCGAACTTGTTAAAATCGAACTCTCTATCTTCGATATTATCTTTTATTGCTTCGAACATAAACATTACTGTATCTAATCCGTATTTGCCTATATAATGATTTAACAATCCCTTGATTCTTGATTGTTGCCACTGGTAGGTATTGGTATACCCAAGTGATAACAAGTAATTATAAACTTCATCCATGGTATAGCTTGCGGCTATTTCTACGAAATATTCCTGTTTGGTGCTAATCATGGTCCCTGTATTATAATCTACATCAACTTTAGCTGGTTCTGGTTGTATCCTTAATTCTTTATGATAATACATCTGTCCTTGTTTTATTAAGTTAGCATGATAGGATGTGTATTTCATAATGTCGGCTATTTTAAAGTTAGTTCTGTTATTTACATTACTAAGTAAGATATTCTTACATTCTTTAAATGTGTAGCCACTATTAAGAACATATGAGAGCTTATCAACAATGTTTTTAAGCTCCTCTTTATTTACTGGTCTGCCAACATATAGCATACTGTAGAGTGCCGCTAAGTCATATACAGAACCTTTGTTGATTAGCACGGAGATTTTCCCACTGATTTAGTCCATTCGATAAATGAATCTATGTTGCTAGGGTTTAAATCTGTTTTCTTAGAAAACTTATTGTTCCATGCGTTTATGTAGTTACAAAGTACCGCATCATCTGTTATACCCATTTGTTGTTTGAAGTTGTTAATTGCTTGTATCTGTTCTTGCGTAAAACCATTTATTGTGTTTTGCGGTTGAACAGGTGTAGGAGCAGCTTGTTGTATT